TACAGCGCTTGATAAACCATCTGCATCAGTAGCAGTGTCTGCGTTACCAGTAAGGTTAGCAGTAATAGTTCCTGCACTGAAGTCACCGGAAGCGTCACGTTGTACAATAGCGCTTGCTGTGTTTGAATCAGTAGCTGCGTCAATGGCATCAGTGTAATACTTACCACCAATGGCATGAATTTCAGCAGTGCTGCCGTCTGAGCCAATAGACTCAATATATAGTTTTGCATTTGCTCCTGAACCACTCTGGTCCTGTGCGTATGCTAATTCGCCTTCTGCAAGTGCCGCCGTAGTTGGAGCAGTTGAGCCAGAAGAGCGTTTAATTTGAATTACTGTTGCCATTTTACTTCCTCTATTGAGTTATTGTTATTAAAATGTTATTAAAAAGTACCGCCATCTAATGTTGTAATACTTGAGGTATCTATAGCTAACCCCGATACAGGTGTAGCCTCCCATTTATCTAAGTCTGCGTTGTATGTAAAAGTATATCCATCTTGGGCTCCTGTAAGATCGACATTTGCTAACCCTTCTAGTTTTGTTGCAGTAGTAGTTCTACTACTGGTAGTTACTACCTTAGGCGTTCTTGTGCTTGAAGATGGTATTACGACTTTAACGGCCATTAGCGAGTTACCTCTGGAGTTACAGTTACAATTCCTTCTAATATTCTTAAAGTTTCTGTAGTATCGTCAATCTCAATATCGTACACATACCGTCCAGCTTTCAGACCTGATGTTTCAGCAGCCGTCAAACTAATAGTTATTTCGCCTGAATTGTCTACTTTAGTAGTTGTAAAATCTACTTTAGTTGAAGTGTAATAACTTTTTCTAAGTTGGGCTGCTACTGTATATGAGGATAGATCTTTAGCGGAACCGTCAGAATTCTCTACTGTAAAAGTAAAACTGTAGGTTGTGCCTTGATCTATTACAATATTGCTTACTGTAGCCATATAAATATCTTATAAGTATTAGTGTTCTACTTATTTATAACATTTCGGACTTGTAATGAAAACTATTTTGACCTTAAAATATGGTGACAAATATACTTCTGATGACGTAAACAAGATATATACTGACACCAACGGCAAATATAATTATGTATGCGTGACTGATGATCCTAAAGGACTACATCCTAATATTTATACAATTTCTATTGACCATGAACCAGATGGGCATTGGGAAAAGATTAAACTTTTTCAGTATAATTTTGGAAAAACTCTATACTTAGATTTAGATATTTGTATACAAAAAGATATAGATCATTTGTTTGATTATCTTGACAACACCCCGATGATTTGTTATACTTATTGGAAGCCTTTAGAATTTCCTTATCACAAAGATGATCGCTGGTCTTATAACTATTTAAGTAATTTTAATTCAAGTGTCATGTTATGGGAAGATGCACACCATATATATAATAAGTGGTTAGAAAATCAAGATTATTATATGGTAAAATATGCGGGTGATGATAGATTTTTGTTCCATGAAAACTTCACATTTGAACATTGGCCAGAAGGTGAAATATATTCTTACTGGTTTAATAGAGACGGGTTCCAACCAAATGCTACAATAGCTCTATTAAACGGACAAGAAAAGTTTCCTGAGTTGAGAGAAAAGTATTATGATGAACTTCGTGTGCATCAAATGGGGTGATAAGTACACTCCGGATTATGTAAATAATTTATATCGTATGGTTGAGAGAAACTATACGAAACCCTTTACCTTTACTTGTTACACAGATGAAACAGAAGGTTTAGAATGTGACACACATCCTATACCTGACGATGGATTATTGCATCCTAAATACTGGTTTGGTAAAGAAGGTTATTGTTGGGATAGAGCAAAGTTTCTTGTATTCAATTCTGCACAGTGGTTAGGGTTGCTGGGTAAATGGTGTTACTTTGATTTAGATGTTATCATACAAAATAACATAGACGATATAGAAATTCTAGCTGAAAAGCCGAGAATAATACATTGTAATTGGCAGCCAGGCAGGCAGAAAAATGATAGAGAATTTTTTGAGATGCGAGGTACTTTTTATAATTCTAGCATGATGTTATGGAATGGCGAACAATGTAGACATATTTACAGTGATGTCTTTCAGAATGGTGAAATGGTATTCACAACCTTCTATAAAGGTTCAGATAACTATCACTATTGGCGCCAAAGAAGTTTTTGGAAGGACATACCAAGTAATTGGGTTTATAGTTACAACAGAGGCATGAAACACCCAGAAGACATTGAACCCTTTATCTATAGACCAGATCCTAAAATCTGCTTATTCAATGTTGATAATACTAAACACCCTGACGCTAAAAAACAAATCAAAATAAAAGAGTTAAAAGATGAGGCATTGCTTACTTTATGGGAAAGTTAAGAGTAAATTATATATGCTGCAAATGGGGCACCAAATATGGACCACACTTTGTTAATAAACTTTATAACATGGCCAAGCGAAATACCGATAGCGATAAATTTGATTTTCACTTTTATTGCTATACTGATATTAGTGAAGGTCTTGAGCCTGACATTAAAGTTATTGAGTTTCCTGATATTCCCAATATTCATCCTAAGTATTGGTTTGATTCTGATAAGTTCAAGTACGGCATGGCTCGTTGTTGGGATAGGCCTAAAACTTTTATTTTTAATACTCACAATTTTGCTCCTGATAAGCCTACTGGTCGGTTCGTTTTTTTCGATTTAGACGTAATTATACAAGATGACCTTGAACCTATAATCATGTATGACTTAGAACACCCTACTAAACTAAGAAGTTGGTGGCAGGATCCTAGACCAATGAAAAGTAGACAATTTAAATTGGGCCATGGTGCCTATACAAATGGTTCATGTATGGTTTGGAGTGACGATCAAACTGAATGTATTTGGGATGATGTATTAGAACACCAGGAACGCATATGGTATACTTTTACTGATGGTACAGACAATTATCATAGTTGGCGTTGGGGTATGTTTAGACCTGACGGCAAAGAGCCTCTCTGGAAACATTTCCCAAAAGAATACGCATACTCTTATAATAGAGGTAGGGATTGGGATTCAGAAGATTTAGAGGTTGATAAGTATCGCAGTGATGCTATATTGTGTATATTTAATGTTGACTTACTACCATTTGAGGATTCTAGTAGAGGTAAAACAAAACAAGATAATTTAGCAGATCCTAACTTGTTGGAGCATTGGAAATGATTAACATATATACTGTGAAGTGGGGATTTAAATATGGCCCTGAACACGTTAATAAAATTTTTGAACAGTGTAAGGAACATATTACAGAAGAATTTGAGTTTTATTGTTTAACTGAACACCCCGTTGGATTATCTCCTGAAATAAATGTTATTCCTTTACCTCGTGATAACTATTATGAGAAGTGGTGGAATAAACTGTATTTGTTTGACAAGTATCTTGTTAAGCAGGAGGGAGAAAAACTATTCTTAGATTTAGATATTATTATACAAAAAAATATTGATTGTATTGTAAATTATGATCCAGAAGATAACCTGGTGTTTGTTAAAACACATTGGCACAATATAGTTAAAATGAAAAAAGATTTGAAAGATATTCCTCACAAGTATACTGATCTTAACTCAAGTATTCTTAGGTGGAATGACAAACTAGATATTGATAAAATAACAAAATTTGTAAAAGATTATGCTAGTCAAATGTTTTTTTATTATCGAGGATTAGATAACTTATTCGGTCATCAAAGAAGAAGACTTTTAAATATTGATTTTTTTCCTTCTGGTTGGGTATACAGTTATAACTATGGATACATATGGCCTTCAGATATTGAAGAAAAGAAATTTAGAGATGAACCTTTAGTATGTTTATACGACTCAATGGAGCGACCACAAGATGTTAAACTATAATTTTTTAAATAACTATAAAAACTGGGGCAGTGCTTTAGATAAAATTGGACATGAGATGCCTTATAAACATGAGGACTTTCGTAAATCTTTAAACCCAAACTCAATGGAAGCTTCTATTTGGTTGGTTGAAGAATTACAAAAAGTTTTAGGATCAGTAGAAAAGAAACTCAACATAACTGTTTTAAATTCTTGGTTAGGATTTCCTTTAGTTCCTTTACTGTGTGAGAATCTAAATGTAGAAAAATTGAATCTTATAGATGTAGACCGGGACGCCTTAGAGTTGTCAAAAGTTTTTAATAAGTATTATACCGATCAAAATATTGATCTTAATCATATTAATTGGGATGTTCCGTTTGCTTTTCACGATATAAATGCTTTAAACACAGACGTAGTTATATCTTTGTCAGCAGAAACAATGTATCCATTGAGAGAACTCACAACAGCGAATCCTGAATGTATATTTGCTGTACAAAATTCTAATTTAATAAAAGAAATGTACGGTATTAATTGTGTTGATAGTATAGAAAAACACGCAGAAAACACAGGCATTAAGGATGTTTTGTATAGTGGAAACATCAAACAAAATTATTGGACTTTTGATGGTTTAAATGAATATGACCGTTTTATGATTATTGGTAGTAAATAGTTATGATGGGAAAAAATGGTACTAATGAAGACACTAAAGAATTGTGGAAGATATTACCCGAAAACTCTTTGGGAGCTGAAATAGGTGTATGGAAAGGAGAGTCTACTAATAGATTTTTAAGAAGAGCTAGACATATACATATGGTAGATCCCTGGAGTATAACAGCGTATGATGAATCTACTGATTGGTTGAATATAGGTGTTGACGGCATTATGAAAAGATATGCTTACATGGTAGGGTCAACTAAACGTGAAGATTATGAAAAATTTTATGATGAATTATATGAATCCGTGTGTGAAAAGTTTAAAGACAAACCAGTAACCATACACAGAATGACGTCTACAGAATTCTTCAATATGTATGAAGGTGAAAAATTAGATTGGATTTATATTGACGGTGACCATGCGTATGAAGCGGTATATTCAGATTTAAATAACTGCTTAAAAGTTATGAAAGAAGGTGCTAGAATATACTGTGATGATATTGCCGCGGATAACAGACAACACCCAGGAGTTAGACAAGCGGTATCACAATTTTGTAAAGAGAATGACCTAACTCCTAGAAGAAAATTTAAAAATCAGTGCATCATTCAACTATAAACAGAAGCATCTTCTTCTGATATATCTTCAATCATATTGCGCCACATATCTAAATGTGGTACAATAAATCCTAAGGTAACACGAGGTTCATATGTTCCTGCACAGTGATAATAAACTTTGTCGGGTTCTCTGCCTCTGCCATAGTATCCTACTTTACAAGTCCAACCGGGCTTGTCTTCCATAGTTACTATTTCTTTTGTAAGAGGATCTAGGTATCTAAAGAAACCATTGCCTGTGGGTGAATAAGACAATAGTATATTATAACCGGAAGCATTCCAGTTATTATGCCAACCCATATAACCGCCTTCAGGATAGAAAACATTTACTGCTTGATTTTTAGCTCCCAAGAATTGACACAGCTCTTGATCTAATTCATTTCTTCTCTGCTTATGTTCTCTAGGTACTTGTTCGTCTGATGCTATGTCTACAGAAATAGTAGTTTCCGGCCACCCAATATGTTTACCATCTTTGTCTACTATGTGTTTTAGATATTGTTCTCCGCATGCTTCTTCTAATTTCATTCCGCGGTGACGGCCTTCATGGTGTGAGATTTCAGTAAGTTTACTGTAGTCGCTAGAAAAAAACCAATCACTATAATCAGTCAATGTATCTAAAAGTTCACTGCTTTTTATATCAATCCACTTCATCTTTCTAATTCTTCCTTAGGTATTGTATGATGATAAAGCACAATCTCAGTTCCCTTTAACTCGTCTGGAGTATATCCATTGATAAAATTCCATCTAGCATCCGGTTCTTTTATGTAACCCCAATTAATATCATGTCCACCGTAAGTTAATAGGCGCCACATGGTGAACGTATCCCATTTAATGGCATCCTTAGGATAATGTGCTATGTCATAATCAGGTTCCCATTGTTTTAAATATTCAGTCCACCAGGCACCCATAAGATCCATCATTGCTGGAGTTTTTCTATATATGAAGAACCCACAGTGACAGGTCATTTCTTCAGTATTAGATAGCTTAGTTAATTTTGCATTGTAAGGTCTATTTTTTGTAAACACAATGTCTTTGTCATCAGGCAATTGATCAAAGACATTTACAATATCTTCGTGCATACACATCATGTCTGCATCTAAATAGCAAGTTATGTCATAGGGTGTTTTATTCAATGCCCAGAGTTTGGTACGAATATGAGAAGGGACATCGTCTTTGATAATATTATCAAACAAGTCATAGTCTTCTTCTTGTACCCATTCTTTTTCTGTAAAGAAAGTTATGTTTGCTTCAGGCCAAAAGTCTCTAACTGATTCTGCTAAAAGCTTAGCATACCTATAGAATGCGTGCTTCTTAGAAGCAACAATTATAAAGCCTTTACTTTGCTTCTTCTTCTTCGCTTTAAAGCCTTTACTTTGCTTCTTCTTCACTTTCCATGTCCTTTATAACTAAAGCTGTTGTCATAACGTGTACTTCCATGACACTTTTGGCTTTACGTATCTTTCTTTTCATCTCTGAATTTTTAGAATTTTTAACAGCATCAATTTCAAATGCTAACAGTTTTGCTGAAAACAATTCTTCTTGCAATGCTCTTGATCGTTGTGATTCTCTACGCTCTGCTTGTTTTCTAAGGTTTTCATTACGTCTACGTAAACCGTCATCAGTATTTTTCATTATCTGTTCTTCTGTATATAACTCAAGAACAGCTTTCATATCCGGATTTGTTCCGTCTTTATCCTGAATAGAAGCAATGCTTTCTTTGCCATTAGGTTGTTTAATGGTTACGATGAGATGACGATTTTCCTTATTAGCCCAATAAGGATGTAGGTATTGTTTACCTGTAGAGGTAATCTGTTGTCCGGTAACCGGGGCGTCTGCGGGTGCAGTAACTTCTGCCATAATATTCTCCATAATTAAAACTATATTATATTAGTATATAGTCAAGTTGTCAAGCAGTTCTTAACCAAAGTTTCAATGTAGATACAGTATCTTTTGATGCCTGTATTGTATCTCCAGCGTATTGTCCAGTATATGCACCAGTGTATGTGCCGCTGTATGCTGAAGTACCTACATAGTTGCCAATATAGGAACCTGTGTATGTGCCAGTGTATGTGCCGCTGTATGCTGAAGTACCTACATAGTTACCAGTGTAGGAACCTGTGTATGCGCCAGTATAAACACCTGTGTAAGTTTTAGGACCAGTGTAATATCCAGTATAGTTACCAGTGTATGAACCAGTATAAACACCTGTGTAAGTTTTAGGACCAGTGTAATATCCAGTATAGTTACCAGTGTATGAACCAGTATAAGAACCAGTATATGTTGAGGTACCTACATAGTTGCCTGTATAGTCACCGGAGTATGCGCCAGAATAAGAACCAGTATATGTTGATGTACCTACATAGTTACCTGTGTATTGACCTGAATAAGCACCTGAATAAGAACCAGTATATGTTGATGTACCTACATAGTTACCTGTGTATTGACCTGCATATTGGCCCGCGAAGTTTCCTGTATACTGTCCTGTGTATGTTCCGGAAAATGATCCATAATTTACACCTGCGTAATACAGAATATACGAACCGGTATAATTGCCAGAAAATTGACTAGAGTAGCTACCTGTATATTGACCAGTATACTGACCAGAGTATGTTTTATTTCCTACATATCCACCTGCATAAGCACCTGTATATGCACCAGTATACTGACCAGAGTATGTTTTATCTCCTACATATCCACCTGCATAAGCACCTGTATATGCACCAGTGTATGTGCCGCTGTATGTTTTATCTCCTACATATCCACCTGCATAAGCACCTGAATAGTTACCGGAGTATGCGCCAGAGTAAGCAGAAGTACCTACATAGTTACCAGTATAGTCACCTACATAAGCACCGGCGTATGTGCCAGAGTAAGCAGAAGTACCTACATAGTTACCAGTATAGTCACCACTATAAGTACCGTCATACGAACCGACGTATGTTTTGGCGCCTGTGAAAGCTCCTGCATAACCGCCATCGTAGCTACCAGCATATGGGCCACTGTATGTTTTGGCGCCTGTATAGTTACCAGTATAATTACCAGTATAATTACCTGAATACTGTTGTGAAGCAACTGCTTGTCTAGTATCAGTTAGGTTGTCGCCCATCTGAACCCAAGTTCCAGTACCTGGAATTGATGCTTGAAGTTTATATGTACCTACACCTGAGTCAATAATTCTGTTTCTGAAATTCGGTACCATCTGCTCAATTTCAGCAGCACTCATCTGTTTTAAGCCACTATCATATTTTAGTGAAGTGTAATCAGCATTTGCTGAGGTTGTGGGAGCAGTTTTTTGCCACAAATATTTTAGATTATCGCCACTAAGAGAAGAATCTGTAATAGTATATCTTGAAGTCCAAGTACCACCGCTTGGTGCAGAAGCTGCTAATGTATATTGACCTACAGTATAGTCAGTCTCAGAAACCATATCACCGATTACTTTATCTAAAACATCAGTGTCTAAATCAGAATCAGTCATTTCTTTTACGGCTGAATCATATCCTACAAGACGATTTGTTATACTTTCTGTTGCCGATGCTGTTACTTGTTTGAAGTAATATGTAGTAGAAGTTGTAGACCCAGAAGCAGGGTGAGTTCCAATCGCTTCTGTTCTTTCTGTATCAACAAAGGTACCTATTGAAGTACCCGCAAGAGCATTTGCGGTATCTACGTTAAGCTCGGCAGTGCCGGTACCATCCGTATCACTAGCAAACTTATTTGTAATTACATAGGATAAATATTGATTAATCTCACCATCTGACATTTCCTGCAAACCCTGAAAATTTGCCGAAGTAATCGGTGATCCTGATGCTTTAATTCTTAATGGCTGCATGTTTTTTTATTCTCTTAGTTCAGACGATTGCCAGACGAATCATACACAATAGTTTCGACCATTGTGTTCCAATTTGAGCTACTAGTGCCTACAAGTTTAGAAGATGTTCCTGCAGGAATCGTTATAGCAGTGTTGATGCTACCACTATTTATAGTTCCTGAGGTGTTGGGATATATTTTCACACTAACACTTGTAGCATTAATAATAGTATATAAAAGTCCTTCTTCGGCAGTTGGTAATTTAATTCCTTGATTGTTTGTAGCAGTTGTAACAATATTAAAAGTTTTGGATAATAATGTTGCACCACCTTGTGTAGTTCCGGCTGCAGCAACTGTTGTTCCTATTGAAGCAACAATATCTCCACTTATTGTGACATCGGCAACATCAATGTTGTCTCCGGATTCATACTTGTCCTCATTTAAATTAATGAAGTTAGTATCCATCTCCGTGTTAGTTAATGCAGATCCCTTAGCGGATGCACCTGTGTCTCTTGTTACAATAGTGGCCACGTATTAGTTCCCGGATAACTTTTCTATAATTAAATTTAAACTTTCTTTGATGTCTTTTATATCCTTATTCAATGTATTTATATCCTTTTGACATTGAATAATTTTATTTTTTTCTTCATGTCGTAAAGCTCTTGCCAATTTATATTCAGCAAGAGCTTTGTTGTCAGTGCTCAAAATTGCTTTGGAGCCTGTTTCTCTAATTAAATTATTTTCGCCTTCTACTTTTTGGTATTTCATTATACAGCCAACGCATATGCTCTAAGATTTGCAGATTTAGGTACTTGTGAAGTATTGGAACTCACATGTACAATTTTAATAGCATATGATTTGAAGCCTGTATATAAATTACTTGTCATAGTAGCTGTCAATGTAGCACCTGCACCATTTCCTGATATTGTAGGAGCAACTGCAAGTGTTGGGGTACCTGAGTATCTACCTGGATCTTCAACACTAATTCCCGTAATTTCGCCACTGCTGCCAACTGAGGTAATAATTGCTCTACCTCCTCTGCCGTCGCCACCAGTTATTCTTATTGTATCGCCTGTATCGTAACCAGTACCTGCCGCGTCAATAGTAATTGAAGAAATTTCTTTAGTAACGTATTCTAGTACGCCTGAGCTATTAACACCTATGTTATCAGATCCTCTAGCAGGAATCTTGTAAACATATTCTGCCCAACCTTTAGCTGAGGTATCAAACGGTGAAGATTCAACTTCTAGTTCTTTCCAAATAATATCTTCTAAGAAGTCGCCTGAATCATCAGCTTTGTTTTGGAACTTAGCATATACTTTAACATCACCTTGTGCTTTCTTGTTGTCTAGATATACTTTCAAATCTTCTGCGTCTTGTCCGTCTGCGAGAACAACCTTCTTACTGATGTATCTAGTATCAGCTGAGCCGCCGGTTGCAACTTCTTCACCGCTTGCGTCATTGTTGATCTTGTTAGTAATCATCAACATACTGGTAGAACCTGCATTAACCATTGGACTCAAATTATCTACTTCAGTCTTAAGGCCAAATTGCACACTAGCTGTTGCGCCACGAGTTGAATCAAAACTATTTGAATAACTATATATTTTACATGGGTTCGACAATTCAGTTGTTTTATTAATAACAATGTCTGAGAATGTTTCGGTATTACCTGAACCCGCACCCATAAAGTTAGGAGTTTGAGTCCTAGTAGTGTGTGAAGAACGAGTTAGCAACATCCTAGGAGTAAGTTTACCATAACTACCATAGTTAGCTACCCTAGACTTCAGAACAAATGCGTCAATAATTCTATCATGTATTGTACCGATTGTAACGTCTGTTGTTCCATCAGTTACTTTGCTACTATGGGTATCATCAAAGTGACCTTGTGTGATTTCAATTTCATGGGTATTATACTTAACTATCTTTCTTGCAACTCTACCTCTATTTAATCTTACAGTAGCAGTAGCTCTGTCTGTACCAGAAGAAGGATTTGCAATAGTAATTGTAGGTGCTCTAAAATAACCTGAACCGTAATCAGTTACAGTGAATCCGGTTACTTGTCCACTACTATTTGTGTTGGCAGTAAGAGCAAGTCCAGTACCACCTGTGTTTGTATTATCCACCTCAACAACAACAGAAGTTGAGCTTGTAGCATATCCTGCACCGTCATTTGTGATGTTAAATGTAAATCCATGAACAAATGTACCTGGATCGAATGAAGTAGATTCATCAAACTCAATCCAATCCATGTTTTTGTGTTTCATGTTTACAACAAACTCACGGCCAGTTCTAAAGAAACAACGCTTGATTCTGAACATCAAATCTTGATTCTGATGAGGTGTCCAAGATCTGTTGTTTGCTGAAGTAAACAGAACACCTGCTGCTGCTTGTTTACTAATTACTCTGGAAGTTCCTACTTCATTTTGACCCAACTCTGCCAACCAAATTTCATAATTAGGATCGTTTCTGTCTGGTATTGGTACCAAACAATATTCAGTATTGTTCTCTAGGTAAATAGGATTGTCAAATCTAAAAGTAGTTGACTTAAATGTAACTGCACCAGAAGCAGTAGGAGGACACGGAGTACAATCATTTCTTCTCTTGTGTACTCTTCCTAATGAAGTAGGACCGGGCATACCGTTAATTACTTCTCTAACTTCTAACGTAATACCGTTATCACTTGCTTCAGTTGCTATTCGTTTGAAGAACAAATCTACTTCTGACATGTACATACCACCAGGCATACCTTCAACCAAGAAAGTTTGTGCCATTGGATCCCAGCCGTTCGGGCAATACATTCCGTACATATCTGTCATCATGCTGCCAAGAGCTATCATCTCAGCTTTTACTTGTTCTCTTAATGCTTTTTCTATATCTGCACTATCAATATCGTAGGTGATTTCAATATCTGAATCTACAGTTGTAATTGTAGGAGTAGCCTCGCCTACACTAGGGTCAGTAAAGTTGTTGTTTGATGCTGATACTTTTGGTTGAGTATATGTATTAGTCGTAGTCATGTAAACATTGCTAAAAGTATTATTAGCAGTATTTACCAAATGAGCTGGATTAGCACCTGATACTACGTTGGTTAGTGATACTGCATCAGAGCTAACTGCGGCAGAAGTAGATGATTCTACTTCATTAACAGTGCCTGTATCTTGTGTAAATATAGAATTTACAAGACCTGCAGCGCTGTCCTGATACAATATTGAGGTTTGAGTATATCCGTGATCTATTATCTCCGGGTAAGAATCTACCTTAGTAACCACAGTATTGACAATAGGATCTTTCTTAATCAACTTACTTCTGAGCTTAGTAGTAGTTGATCTAGGAGCTACAATATGCTGTTTAGTAGTTGTAGTAGTAGAAATCTCATGCTGAGCAGTAAAGAAAGCAGAAGCATAAGATTCTACATTCATATAATGTTTTTCTGCACCAGAAGCTACAACCATAATCTCATGTGTTCCTACTTTTAATTCACCATCAGAAACACTAATAGTTCCTGAAGCATTTCCTAAGCTATCAGACCACACAGTCCCCTTGTCTATACCGCCTATAACAACATAGTGAGGCATGTTTTCACATAGACCTTCTACCGAGAAGTCAATGGCTATAGGTCTCATATATGAGGTCAAAGACTTAACTACTTCTGTTTCAGAATCTGTTTCTACAATTGGACCAGGTAGAATACCGTTATAATAAGGATCTATTTTATACCCTGTTTCAATAGTGTTTGTAGTAACTTCTTCATAAACATCCCATTGTTTAGTGGTCCACGAATAGTATCCTTCTTCAGCATAATCAGAAGTACCTTCTCCCGCCCTTTCAGAAACTACGTATTCTGTTTCTGTTTCTGACCCGACTAAATCTGTGTATGAAGTTTTAGTTACAGTAATAATAGGATCTGAATCTTCCCAACCGTTCCATGTTACATTCCAAGGTTCAGGATAAACAAACTGACTGTACTCGCCTGTTTTATCTTCAAGTACAATGTCATAAGATTCATAAGACATCCAAGCATCTTCTGTGGGAGAAATACTCATAACACCCGCACAAACTCTAGTAGGAGGAGTAAAAGCTATACAGGATTGGGTAGATTCGTCCCAAGTATAACCAGGTCCACAGGGTGGTCTTTCTTCTATTGAAGTGTCATTAATAATTACGCTTGTAGATTTTGAACCAGTAGAATAACCAAGGCCGTCAGTGGCGCCTAAAGTAAATGTTAGAGTTTCATCTGCGGTATCAGAATCTTCTGCTATATTAAAGGTAATACTAGCGGTTGCGATAGGCGCTGTGTTAGTAAATGTTAGGGTTCCTGTTAAACTTGCTCCACTTATATCAGCAGAATCAACACCTGTTACTGTATAATCTACGGTATTGCTTGTTCTGTGATTTTCTGCTTTCACTGAAATTGTAACTGAGCTACCTTCATCCACTCTATTTTTACTTCTAATTAAAGTATAGATTGGATTTGGATCATCTATAGGAGCGTCATCAACATCTGTGTCTGTAGTATTATCGGTGTCAGTTGCTGGAGTATCCTGAATAGGATCAGCCGGAACCGGTATTTCAATATAGTTATTAACTACAATAGTTTCAGATGTTGGAGCCGGTATGTCACCTAGTTTAGTTTCTAAATCATCTACACCTACTATAAGTGCCGCAATATTAGCAGCATTCTGAGCTGCATTATTGAGAGCGGTGTTCACACCATTCTGCGCATTAGCCGCCGCTTGAGCTGCACTAGCTGCTCTTTTTAATGCTAAGTTTGCTGTATCTAAAGCATTGTCAATGGCTTCTGCTACTGGGTCTGTTGTGTCATACAACAATTCAATAACAACAGGTACTGCCTGGCTGGCCTGCATCTGTTCTGCATACACTCTTTGTTCAAAGGGGACGTGGAATACAGAACCTGATTGTCCAGCACCGTTACCTGAAGTATCTATTGCTCTGAAATCTATAGTAGACTCGTTGAAATATGCACGAAGATTTTGACGTTTGCCATCAATGGATGCTTTGAAGTCGGGATGACCTGAAGAGGCAACGCTATGTCCCTTGAAAGAATCTACCAATAGCCCGTGTTTAAATCTGTCAACACCGGAAGAATCAAGTATCTGTTGATCTCTAGCTTCTTTTTCTAACATTGAAAGAGAAGTATAATATTCAATATTTGTAATTCTTCTTTCTAGTTTACCAATGTCTCTCATTGTGTAATGAGGATTTTCTAAATTAGAAACTCTAAGTGCGAGATCCGTTCTATTATAGAACATTGCGGACTTAGGAGTCAAGCAAGGAAACGGAGGACATACAAATGTTGCTAATGTCATCTTGCCTGAATCACTATAAGGAGCAGCTACTTTTTCTCCTTTGGGTGCTTCTGCGATAGAAACTTCTCCGTTCATATCCACTGCACATCTAAATGCCTGAGGAACATAAGAGTAAATATCAGTTTCAAATACACCATCTATAGTTGGGAAAGTATAATTTGACCATTCAAGTGTTTCTATAGAACTAGGATTATATGAAGTAATATCTGATGCTGTTCCATTAAGCTTATCAAGAATTTCATCTTCGGCACGACAATAAGGTCTAAAATCTACACAATCTCTCAGGTCATATACCCCATGTTTTTGAGATGTAAATATAGGGATTTCCTGATAATATATCTGTGTAGAAGCAGCTGTGGCTGTTTCTGAGCTAGGTAACGGATAAGAATCCACTGTAGTAAAACTTACATTGGTACTTCCTCTTGAAAAATAATCAAACTCAACATTTAAATATTTGTATGTGCTAAGATTTAGTGTACTTGAACCTTTCTTTGTTATAAAAGCAAGTCCATAGTAGTTATCTTTTTGACCATTAGTTAATCTAAACTCTGCTGTTACATCTTTTGAACCAGCACTGAATCCAGAAGTAATAGTATCCCCTGAATTTATTTGTGAGGTTGTTGTTGAAAGAACAATAGTATCCGCATCCGGAACACTGGTAACTGTTCCCACAATCACACCATTAGAATCTTTGAGTAACGAGCCTAGAACTACTTCTGTGTCAGCAGCGCCTCCACTGCCTGTAATTGTATTTGAACCATCAGAAGTCCAGGTACCTGTAAGAGTATCTTCAGTATATGCTGTTACTGAACGTAGTTTATATACATCTGGAACGCCTAACGAGTATTGACCACCAGTGTGATTGGGGTGGTTATCAATATCTATTCTTATATTTTGTTGTTTTTGTGCTGTTTTGCTTATAGGGCTAAGAGAAGTACCAGTATTGGTAACAGTTGTGTGTGCATATGCTTTAAATGAAGCGATTCCTGCTGTAACAGCACCTCCTAGATCTATTCTAACGTAACCACCTGTTGATGTATCGCCAGAATCATATAGTGTTTCTGCGTCTATGATTTGACCTATTTTATAGGTTACGCTGTTTGCTGTAAACTCAGTAGTTGCTACTAGTATAAGATTAGCATCAAGATTTGCGGCGGAATTTGCCCAGGGGAAATTTTCAAGATTTCCACCATCTGCTTCAATATCAAATGTTCTTGATGTAATACTGGTTATATCAATTTCTTTAAAATATTCAAATTGATAGTTATTAGCATTACTACTGTCTTGTAATGTTTTAATAGACTTTTTGGGCAAACGCCACAACATTCTATTATAGTCGGTTTCTTCAAGTGTCGCAGAAGATGCAACTACATCTGCATACGCATCAATAGTTCCATTTTCATAATGTAATCCTTGAACGTCTGTAAAATCACCACTAGTAATTTTAATGTCATATAGGTAAAGTTTATATCTTGCTGTTGCTGTACCAATAGTACCCGATGAATGAACAATCTGACGTACTTTGGCCTCGCCTATTTTAGTATTTGAATTAGTTACATTACCTACATTACCAGTACCTAAAACATATGTTGCCGCACCTATAGTACCGTCATATAAATCTACAATACCATCACCGTTAGTTAATGAACCAATATCCCAAACACCTGCCATTTCGTCAACTTCAATGTAGTTGCCGTAAGAAGTAGTAAGTGTACTGGCATCTGATTTAACTGATGTAATGGGTTTCTTAAAGGGGATTGGTAACTCGTTATCTAGAGATCTAAGATATCCGTTTATGTTAGCTTTACCGGGAGAAATTGTAGCAATAAGAAGTGAGTTATCACCTCCTTCTGCAGCAGTAAATCTACCACCATTCAATGAATCTTTTAAGTGTTCTTGTACATTTACATAGTAACCGTTGACAACATAATTGCCATTAGCAGCGTGTGCTCTTTTAGCAATCTCATCACCTAACTGTGAGAGTGGATCGTTTTTAATTTTGTGGGTAATAAACTTACCATATTGATAAGTACAGTATCTAAAAAAGTTATCAGGTGGGGCTGTGTCTAAAGGAATAGATCTTAAAGTAACTGATACTTTATACCTATCTGCTCCAGGAGAGTTATAGTTATATGTACCTGATGCTGGATCTAACAAAGTGCCGTCTGTGTCTGCACCTACAATACTTTCGTCTACTACGAAACCAATCTGTCGTCTAACAACAGAATTATGTCTGTCTACATAACAACCTATTTTGTCTGTTCTAATAAACTGTCCCTTAGCATATATGATACCAGGAGACAATTGAATTCTTTGTGCGTGTCCCCAATATCTTTTCTTCAGAGTGTCAGTAGCATCAGCTACTTCAAAAGTATCTCCGTTCCAAAAACCAGGGGAGACAACAGTGAGTATTTCACCGCTGTCAAAATGTTGAGCTTTAGTGGTGTTTGTGGTTCCACCGCCGTCAAAGTATGAAAGATATAGTGTTTTCTCATCACCGTTAGAATCGTTTTCTGTACCGCCTCTAACATCTATAATTGTTGCTTTGAGTCCAGTGGTCCCACCCTCTACAGTTTCTCCAATGTAGTTGGGCAATGTGTTATTAGTATAATCGGCAGAGTCATTTACTTTAATATAAGGAACACTGGATGTAAATTCTTCACACCCTGAAATAACCGCACCCTCCTTGAGAGTAAAGCTACTTATTTGTCCAATTTGATCTTGCAGTACAGTTTGAAGCTGAGTTAATTCTCTAGCTTGTACGGCAACCCCTGGCTTAAACAGAATCCTGTTATAGTTATTATCAGGGTCAAAATCGTCATAGTACGGTGATGTGTTTAAATTAAGCGCCATCTTTCTTTAATTCCTAGAATGTAATAAATGCTTTAATTGTTTCTGCCTGGTCTTCTTGTCTACCAATAGTGCCTCTATTTTCGTAGTAAACAAGTTCCCCTGTTTTAATACTAAACTCAGGCTCAGTTACAGCTAAAATATTTGCTGTTGCTGTTGAGCCTCCCTGAGTTGTGTTACTCAATGAAGTAGCAGCTGATACTGAACCTTTCACTGGTTGTAAATGTAAAAAATATCCATTAGTATTTCTAGTCTGAGAAACATAAAATTCTCCTCCACTAGATGACGTAACACCATCATCTACATCATATTTATCAAGTTCTGATTGACTGTCTAATTGAACTACAAAAGAAGCTGTTCCCGTTGAGCCAGTGTATTCCTGAGTTACATCTGAATATTGTTTCAAATTTTTCATTAGACCGATTTGTCTAAAGTCGTTATTCAAAATCAAATCTGAATTATCGGAATCGGATAAAGCTGTTACTATAGCAATGGTAGTAGAATACAATTCTCTTACCATATTATCACCGTGTCCATTTAAAGGAGCAATAATAGCTCGAGTTTGAGCACCTGAACCGGTACCAGAACCTTGAGTAATAGTTATCTCTGCAAAGGTATAATTAGATCCTGCATTAGTAATTGTAATATCTGTTATTTGTCCGTTGTTATCAATAACAGGTATTGCAGTAGCACCAGAACCATCGCCTGATATTGTAATAGTAACGTCACCGTCTATGTAATTAAGTCCGGCACTAATCATTTCAATCCTGTCAATTTGTCCCGCGGAATCCGAAGCAGCTTGTTCTACTGCCCATTGATCTAATCCACTAGTAATGTCAGGGTCGCCCAATCCGATAGAAGCAGTTGCACCAGAACCGGTTTCAATAGCGGCTGTTGCTGTAGCGCCGCCGCTTCCTGAGAAAGTAACTGTGGGAGGGGTTTCGTAACCACTACCATCTTCAGTAATTACTACAGCTGTTATTTCTCCTGCTAAATTTACGGTAGCAGTTCCAGTTGCTTGTATGCCGTCCGCTGCATCAGGTATTGATATAGTGACAGTAGGTGGATTGTTAGGATCGTAACCAGATCCTCCGTTAGTAACGCTTATACTTTTTACACCACTGTTAATTAAAAACTGTGCAATAGCAAAAGAGTACCCTGACCCGGCAGAATTGATACTGATAGAATCTACTGCTCCGGAACTATCAATAGTACAAACAGCAGAAGCTCCTTGCCCATCTCCTAAAATAGATACTCCGGGAGCTACTACATAACCGGAACCGCCGTTGGTCAAAGTAATGGTATCAACTCTTCCATTTACATCAAATCTTTGTCCATTACTGCCAGACAATTTTCTAACCGGTATCCAGTTAGAATCTAAAAATCTAATAGCATCACCGTCAGTGACAGTTCCCATATATTTCCATTTATAATCACCGGCAGTGATAATATCTAAATCAACGCCTGTAGGTTCTGTATCACTAGCAACCACATCACCGTTAGCATCTCTATTATCAATACATTTATAAATGTTAAGTTCTGATGTTATTACATAATAGTTAGCATCAGGTAATATTTGAGCTGTACGCCATGAACGGTTTTCATACCCATCATCGCCTTCTGAAAGACCGTGATACGTATCATCATATCTGTCGTAAATGGTATTGCTTTCCCATTGAATTCTTCTTACTAAGTGACAAGCGTTGGCCGCTGTAATTTGTTGTGCAAAAAGTATATTTCTACGAAATGAATTTGCAGCAGAAGGTGAGTCAACAGGAGTGTCCGGGTTTGATTCATCCGCCCACTCTGTAGTTTTGCCAAAAGTAAAAAAGTAATAGTCGTTCTGGTTTTGAATATCTCTAAAATAAGAACGAGCTAGTTCAGTTTTACCTAATTTAGTAAGAAGAAGTGCCATCTATTTTCCTATTAAGAAATAGTAATAGTCCAGGTAATAGTCATACTATCTGCAGCGCCTTTGTTAATAGTGCTGTAAACAGTACGACAAAGCATTGTACCACCTGAAGCAGCATTAAAAATACCTGCTTCTGTCAATGCACCAGTACCTGTACCTGCACCAAATGTTGCGACATATGCAATAGCATTAGCAGTAATATCACTTGAAGTAAGAGCAGTACGTGAACCTGCAACTGCAGCACCAAGAGCAGTATCAGCTCCACCAGCAGCCGTGTTATCGGTACCTACTTCCATATGTGACATAACATTAGCAGTTGCATCTTTCATACGGCTGGCAATGAATTCAAGACCATCATTTACAACCAAGTTGTTTACTGTAAAATCTTCTTTAACATTACCTTTTTCATCTTTAAGTACGACATGGACTTTGCCTGTCGCTTTCATTGTTTCTTTGTTGAACATTTTTGATCTCCAAAAATTTTTAGTTTACATTAAAAGGTTCCCTGTAACGAACCCAAATAATCATTCGGCGTTGTTAGATAGGAGGGATCCATATAATCCTGCTCGAATATTATATTTCCTGATTCAGATGTCGTTGCCGAATTTGCAAAGTCTCTGTTCCAAGTTGTTAGTAAAAAAACAGTTTCATATGTTCTTGGCCTAACATTAAGTCCTTCAGGATCTCTTATAATCTTTTCAATATTTATAACAGTATTTTGTGTTGTTGATACTGAATTTGAAACATTTTTACCAATATCAAAAACAAAATTTAATCCTGTGTCATCCACTGTTATTGTGTCTGAATACTCAAATCCAAAATCTAATAATTCAGTTATGTTTTGAACACTATCAGCATAAGCAACAACTTTGTGAAGAGCTGGCACTATATTCTCAGATATTACCGGAGTGTCAGTTAAGTATCTGTTCCAAGTTAATACAGGAACAAAGAGTTGTGAAGAAATTATAGAATCAGATACAACTTTGCCAATATTTTTTTCTACAAATCCTGTTTGGGTGTAGAAACCATACCAATAATCATCTTCAACATAATCTGCAAGAGTTCCTTCTTCCGCATCTAGTATTTCAGACGGATTCAAATTATATAGAATTTCAACACTTGTTTCTACTACAGTTACCGTTGAAAGATCGTCTGCGTCATCAGGAAAACTTCTTACCCAATACACAACAATACTAATAGGATCTAGTACAGTTACTACTTCTTCTGTAATAAATTTAAATACACTGAGTCCATCAGGAACAGAGTATGTAACACTGGGTGCAATAGTAGAAGAAAGAAAGATGTCGCCAAATACTTCCTTACCTGCAGGGTGCATATGCTTTCTAAACCCTGAATCCCATATACTCTGTGTTAGTGTAGAACGAATAATGTAGGAATATATTTGATATTTTCTGTTATCATTTAATATATTTTTTTCTGATAACTGTCCTTTAGTTCCTATAAAACGACCTTCATAATCAAAAAGATATTTTGTTGTAAAAGTAACATCAATGTCTTCTCCTGTTCTAGATGTAACAGTATCAGTTCCTGTGGCTGAAGACCATCCTTCACCCGGAGAAATTAATGTCCATGTTTGAGGGATATTATAACTGTTTACACTTTTAACACGAGCCCAAGTTCCTTCAGTAGATCCTTCAGCAATTTTAAATGCTTGCCCAACTCTAAAACCCACATCTGATACTGAACCACTATACGTACCGGCTGATATATTAGTCACTACTCTTTTCAATGTGGCTTTTTTATTTTCTTCTGAAGGATCATCTCCTCTTAGAACAACAAATGTAGGTAAACCAGACACATCAAAACTAACACTAGCAGTTCCACTAGTATAGTTAGAACCACCACTGTTCACAGTAAAATACTGTATAGTGCCATTAGAGATGTTTGCGGTTATGTTAGCATTGGCGCCCGTGCCGGTATCAGTAATTACTACAGTTGGCGCAGCTGTGTATCCTGTTCCGCCGTTAATAACCGAAACAGATTTTATTTGACCGTCATTGATACTACTTACAGTAAGTACAATATCATCAGTGGCGTTACTTCCAAAATTTGATGCTGCAAGTGTTATAGTATCATTTAGAGCGTAGTCTTTACCACCTTCTTTCACATCAAGACTTGCTACACCTGCATCCGAAACTGATATTGTAAATGTAGCCCCAGTTCCACTACCAGAAGTGGTTCCTGTTATGTTTCTGTAAATACCGGTTGTACGAGTAGCGTCAGTTTCACCGGAATCAAAAGTTGTAGATAACACAACACCATCTTCAATGGTCAATGACGCAGACGCCCCATCACCCGGACCAGGTATCTCTAATACAGAATCTACAAAGTTTAATTTTAATTCATATGATTGAGGGAAGGTATATACAATTTTAGAACCTTCTTGTACATCTGCTTGTATTTTTGCTAATACTGTATTTGGTAAACGATACCCATATTGTGGGTCATCGTCGTCGCCTTCTATAAAATAGTTTGAAGTGACATAATAGTAAATGTCCACTTCTCTTCCCACAAGATTGATACTGTCATAATCATCATAACCGGCAGAAACCTTGATAGATCTTTTTTGTCTCCAAGTACCATCATTTGTTCTTAACAAATAGTTTGTTGGATATGATACTTCTACATCTTCATTGTATACTAATTTAAAATATGCTTTAATAGCACGTTCAGAACCTTTAGCTTCATAAAGAGTTTTAATGTGTTTATAAAGTAGACTTCTATCTACTTCTAAAACTTGTGGAAAATCTCTGGCAAGTTCTAGTGCTCTTTTATTTAGAGCAATAGCGTCTAAATCATCAATGTCAAAATAATGTGTATTGAAAAGTAGATTGCCGGGCTTACCGGACTGATCCATGTATTCAAAATACTTTTCAATAAACGTAGTAAATGCTGAGTAATCTTCTCTTACGAATTCTGGCAAACTATACTTTGCCATTCTTTTAAATGTTTTTGTATAGTCAGAAGGTGAACCAACAGCTATTGCAATCGAACTCGTAGCAGTAGCATCAGTACCTCCTGTGGGTGAAGCGGCTATTGTAATTGTCGGAGGAGTTGTATAACCAGCACCTCCGTTTGTAACATTGATAGTTGTTATAATTTCGTTTACTACAACAGCAGTTGCAGTTGCTTGTATACCATCAGATTCATCAGGAGCAGATATTGTAACCGTGGGTACGGCATTGTATCCAGTACCACCATTTGTGACCGTAATAGATGATACGTATTTAAAAAACTGCGGTATATAATGTGGCATTAATAACCCTGTTTATCGGCAGTTACTGATATTTTAACACCTTGTCTCGAACCAGTAGTCACACTCTTTGTTGTTCTATCTACATCTAAAACTGTGTTTGTACTAGGTGTAGCGAATACTGGTCCAGTTGATACTGCTGCTGTTCTTGTTAATATGCTGGTTGTTATATCTTTAGTTTCGTCATGTGGTCTTGTAGTAAAACGAATTGATGTTTCACTACCATATAAAGCACCCACAGTCATTGCGTTTATTGTAATTTTGCCTGTGGTATAATCTATAGTTCCTACTTGTGCCACTTGTTTACCATCTACTGTGAAAGCGTAAACTTTGCCGCCGCCAGAATACTCGGGAGGAACAACACCGGCATCCGGAATATCTTGTAGATTTACTTTTGTGTTTGCGTTACCTACCTTAATATCAAACCATGTAGTATGTAGTTCTCTAGGTTGAATTCTATTATTGAAAGTAAAAGAATAGTTGGCTGCTAAATTAAAATCTAAAACATTAATACGTTTTTGTAAATACGGAGTTACATTCACAGATATGATAGAATCAGATGACTCTTTAATTATATTGTGTAGCCTTGAATAATAAAAGTTTTTATTCAATGTCTTAAGATCTGTTGCAAAGAAATCATTAATAGAGGTATTAACTGCCGCCTGAATTTGAGCAGAAGATTGTGTTGTTAAATTAGGATTGTAAACAATACCAACTGTCAACCCAATATAGGTATATTCGGGGTCTACAAACACTGGCAACATTGAAATTGATCCTTTTGGATTTATAATATCATTTACAATATTATCTTTATCCTGTTGCGTAATTGTTTGTCCCTCAATAGGATCAAGCGATATAAAAACTTTACCGTATTCGGGAGGATCATTTTTCTCCCCTCCCCACACAGCACAAGATTGGATGTTAGCATTACTTGCGAGTATTAAACTTTGATAATCTGTAGCTGTAACCGCTCTTGATTGTGCGCTATAATTTCTTGGCGCATTTATTCTAATACTATCTATAGATTCTTTATTTTGCCCGCCGGATGATGAGTTTACAGTAGTAACCGTTTTTGTTTCGGCTGAGTTAGTTAAAGTAGATGTTATGCTAAAAGTATTTGCTTTGTTTCCATCAGGACCCGCTGTTGCAAGATAATCTACTGTTACAAGATTACCCGCTTCTAATTTTTTACCTATAACACCGTCACCAAAATAGATTTGATATTGTCCTTCATTGTTTTCTTCAATATAAAATATAGTTGAAGAACTATTCAATGAAAGCAAACTAGAATTTACAGTGTAAGTAGTAACATCCGTAGCATAGGTTGTTTCTCTTACTCGTACACGAATAGTAGAAATGTCCACAGTTTCATTGGGTATAATCAGCGGCTCTAGTTCTTTACCTGCTGCTACAACATATCTATTTGTAATTCTAGTACCTTCTTTAATAACTAAATTATTAAATACAAATTGATCTGTTCCGTTAATATCCTGAATAGTTTGTGTTACCGCTTCTGACGGATAAAATGTATACGAAGTACCTTCTACATTTGCTGTGAATTGTGTATCTCTAGATAAAGTAAATACACTATTTGAAGACAAATAGTTAGCATCAGGCGTAATACTTAAATTTATTGTAGCCGTTGCTGCTTTAGTAGAACGAGGAGTGTACCCTAAAGCTTTTGCAAGAGAAACTACAGAGCTTCTTTTAACCGCAGTGTCAATAAAGGATTCGTTTGCAAGCATATGTGCAAGCACAGCATTGTAGTGAGTATTATATGCTAATACATCTAACAAAACAGAAAGAGCCGAGCCCTCAAAATCGTAGTCAGTAAATTCATCCTGACTAGACAAATATGTTTTTAAATTTTGTTTGATATTGTCAAAATCTAATTCTGTAACATTTAACTGTGCCATTTGTTATCTTAACCTTTTTAATTCTAGTGACAGTCTATCAGGTTTATTTACGTTTCTACCATAAAATTCTATAATAACACTATATGCGTTGGCATCATAATCAGGAATAACATCCACATATTCAATTTTTGCTCTTGGTTCATACGTCTCAATTAAATTTTGTATAGCCTTAGCCATAGTATTTGCCATCATATATGTCATATTTTCAAACAACATTCCTCTCAAATTGCCACCTTTTGTTGGATAGAAAGGTCTTTCATAAAAATCAGTCAACACAAGTATTTTTAATGCTTGTTTGATAGCGTTGAGATCATTCTTTTTTGACACACCAGATCTTTGATTAGCAGTAAAGTCTAAGTCAAGGTCTTTGAATACCTTGGCTACTAGTGTTTTTGGCTGTATACTATTTTCCTGTGACATAACTGTATTTATATCCGTTAGTCGCCGCCGAACCTAGGTTTTACAATATTTAAGTATTTTTCCCCGGCTTCTCTTTTTGCTCTGGCAATGTCAACTTTTATGATAGGATCTATCACCTTAGGAATATTACCGCCACGAATAATACTGACTGCATCGATCTCAGGAAAAGTAACAGGAGCACCTTTGATAATAACATCAACCCCTTCTTTCTGTAAGTTAGGTATTTTCTTACATATACTTTCTAAATCTAATTGTCCTGATCTAAGTAGCTGTGGCAAATTATTTAAATCAATATCTCCTAAATCTAAACTTCCCCATTTCTTTTCTAGATTTTTTAGATCGTTTGCTAAATCAGCAGCAGCGAGTTTACCTGTAAGCAATGTTTTGACTATATTTGTTACATCATTTTGTAAACTGTCGGGGACTTTAGGTATTTCAGGAATCAGTTTCTTTAGAGAATCAGTCATACCGGTTACTTCACCCTGTATTGTAGATTTCAAACTAGATACTTGTGACGCAATACCTTGTTGTGCATCACTGATAACTGAGTCAATTTTGTCATTGACTGCATCTACTTTAGCTGCTAATGCTTTAGCACCTTCTGCCGGACCGCAACTCATTTTAATCTCCTATCAATCTGCAAAAACATCTCCGGAACCCTGGGACACTGTTCCAGTGTCACAGCTGTCTCCTTTTCTTCCTATTAATCTACCATTAACATATACTGTACTGGCAGAGGATGACAAAGATCCTCTATGCGGTAAACAAGGATATGAATATTGAGGTACACCTTCATCGTATCCATCTAAAGTTTTTGTTGGAATAGTATGTTGATCGGTTTTATCACTGTGTCTTGCTACCCCCAATCCGTTGGCAAATACATTAGTTGAAACTAAATCCATTTGTCCCTGAGTTGTACAGCCGTGACTAATATTACTAACAGTGTCGGTTTTTCTTGCTACATTGCTTGCCATAAACTTTCCTAGTTCAGATCTATTCTAGATCCGTCTATGTCTACTATGGCGCCTGCTGTAATTTCTATATTACTAGAAGCGTCCATGTCTACCTTACCAGAGCTGACATTTACAGTTTGATTTCCGCCTGTAACGAATATGTCTTGCTTGCCGGCAGTTTGTATCAGTTGGTCGTCTTCTGATCTAAATGTTGACTTGCCGCCTGCACCGATAGACATATTGTCACCTGTACCTATATTTCCATTTTCTGCTACCATTATTGTCATGTTTTGACCGACGGTAGTATTCATGTTTGACAAATGACTTTCACTAACATTTCCACTAACAGTAGTGGTCTTAGTAAGTCCTACTGAATGGGTTTGAGAACCCAATACAGTTTCAACATCATTCAATGTAACACGAACGGCTCTGTTGCCGTTTATCTGTGTATTAGAATCAGAAAGTATTTCTGTTAAATCGTTACCACCAATCTTAGTAACACGGTTACCACGTATAGTATTAAACTGATTGCCGTCAACCTCAGTGTACATATCACCCTTCACATACATCTTAGCGTTTCCGGCAATTGTAACATCACAGTTGCCTGCAATATAGACCTTTCTATTCTTTAATGTAATTTCGTATTCATCACCTACAATTTTAGTAATTTTTTTACCGTCAGCTTGTATTTCATAGAATGTGCCTGAATTATGATACTCATGTATTCTACCATTTCCTGGAGTGTCGTCTACCTCTCTAATGTGACCCTGTTCTGTTTCCCACACATTGTTATAAGGATAAACAGAGGTTGTTCCATCTTCAAATGTAGGTTGCTCACCTGCAGGAGTATATGTTCCTTGATCGGTAGAACCAAAACGAGGATGTGGTTCGTCCCAGGTTTCTCTTTCGTATGTAGCACCTGGCAAATTGTCACTGACTGAAGGAACCTCGGGGGCTAATCCTCTAGGAATTTCTGTTGTTCTTGTTCCTCTTTTATTCAATAAAGAATAATGATCTTCTGCCTTCTTGCCTCTAGCTAATCTAGAAGTGTCGGGTTCGTTCAGTGTATTGCGACCTTCTTGTTCTCCGTTTAATGGGTATGTATGAAAGGGATCATTGAATCCCACTTCAGGATTTTCTTGTCTTTCTGTTGGAAAGCCCATGTAAGAACCAACTATCACAGGCTGTTGTTCTTCGTTACCGTCAGCAAAAAAACCTAATACTGTGCTACCTTCAAGTAACATAGCATTCTGTCCAATTCCTGACATACCGGGTGAATAAACAGGCATAATACAAGTTGCCCAGGGTAATTCTGCTGTAGGTAAGGTAATTTTGTTAGCCGTGTGATATCCTAGTACACGTACTCTGTATCTACCTAGTTGTTCAGGATCGGCTCTGTCTTCTACAATACCTATCCACCATTTTAAATTTGGAGCTATCATTTCACTTCACCTAGAGATTTTGTTAATCCATTCTTAATAACTTCAGCACGTATAACGTGTCTTTCAGTTGTGATTGTATGATGTAATGCTGATATTATATATTGTCCTGTCAACAAAGGATCAAATACGTCATCTATTTCTGTTTCGTCACCCAGTTTTGTTTTAGCAGCAGGATACAGAATACTAATTAACTGTCCCACTTCTATATCTGTTCTTCCAGGAATAGTAATTTCAAACTTAAACTGATTGAAAGAATTTAGATAAGATTTTCTAAACATAATTTTTGGATCGTGTGTTTCAGCATCTAATCCATATGTATTGTAAAGTCCACTATTATATGAAACAAATTGTGTTTGTGTTTGAGGATCCAACAATATATCAGAAGGAATCGGAACACCGTTCTCAGTCCTTACAAAGTTTCCTAACTGTTGTCTAGCATCAAAAATATTTTCAGACATTTTCTTAGTGAACATATCATATCCTCTGTTCACTTGACCGTAGTATCCACTATCCTGTCCATCTAAAACGTCAATGACTTTTGGTACTGTCATTTCTTCTATTCGTGTCATACTAGAAGGAAAAGTATTTCCGTATTTGTCGGGATTGAATCTAGGTATAGAATCAGGTTGTAATTCGTACACATATTCATCAAACACACCTACAGTTCTTTGGTCTGCTATTAATGATTCTAAACTAGTAAAATAAAATGCCTTGTTTGTTTCAAAGAATATAAAATCCCCCATGCCTATCTGTGCGCCTTTTACTCTTCGGCCAATAAACATTATATTTTTAATAGGACTCCAATAACATGAAGTGTATCTTATTTGACTTGCATGAGGAGTGTCATGTATGACCAAACCAGTTTTTCTATTCTGATCTACTCTACGTTTACCTTGTATCATTTCAAAATGTTTACTTACAAGATCAGCCGTATTTCCATCAAATGTTTTAGAAAGAGCAACAGCATTGTCAGAGTATGCTTCTACTGACATAAAATTTAAAGCATAAAATTGTGATCTGTCGTTGTTTAGCGTTCGGTTAGTTATAGAATATACTTGAAAAGTTTTTTCGATTATATTTTCGGGTACATCGAGCAGTGTAGGTGTTCTGAATTTTACCGTAATAAGTTCTGTGCCTATCATAGGTAACTCAGTGATTAAGTTATTTGAATCACTAATAACAATATCGCCGTGCATAGTAGGTGAAAATAAATCTTCATACAGATTAAATTCTACCATAAAATTGGTAAGATCAACATTAGAAGGATTTTGAGAAGAGGTTATGAAAACTTCTTCAACATCGACTTCACCTGCAAATTGTAAAACCTCGTCGTCTTGCACTAGCTACTCACTAATTTTTTATATGTTTTTACAAAGTCTTTTACATATTCGGGACGTAACAACATAATGTTTCTTTTCTTTTCATTTATTTCATATTCATATGTGTAATTAGTAACCTCTTCTATACTACCATTAGCAAGTCCCGCTGCATCATAATCTACTATAAATCTGTTTCCTGTACTTTGTCTATAATGATTTATTAGTCCTGATCCATTTTCACCATACTTATCTTCACATAAAGTTTTTAATTCTCTATCTGGTATAGGCCATTCATCATAAACATCTACAATAGTATTTACTAGAAGAATAATCCAATGATGTCTTGTGTTGCCATAGAATTTGTGAGCAACAATTTCAGGAGTTTCCCCGTCTGCTATACGATATGAAGTAAGTGTTACTTTATTTACTTTCGGTGACTTGTTTGTAACCCTAACAAATATGTCTTTGACATTTACAATTTTACCATCAATAGGGTAATATATATTTTTAATAGATTTAAAATACATTAGAAGCTATCCCTAAAGTTTTGACCTATACGATCATTTGTAAGAAGTTCAGTTTCAGCAAACGTAAGTTCCATATTAATAAATGCAGGAGCACCGTACGTTCCCTTGATAGTTACAAAGTCTTGATTACCGTAAGTCACTCTCATATTTTCCAGTACACAAGAACCGATTTTACTCAACCATGTATTTCTACTTGTCTGAGTAAATTGGCCGCCATCAGGAGGGCCCACGAAATCTGTACCATTATAACGATATTCTATTTGAAATTCTGAAGGATATATCAAAAACAATCTGTCAGCAGTTTTTTCAGGGTGCATATGATATTTAAAAAGCTGTATAATTTCCATTACGCTTTCAAGTTCTGCTTTGTTTTTAGGAGCAAACTGATAACTGAAACTATGCTTTCTAAATTCCATATTTTTAAATAACTGCTCTCTATATGGGTTAGCAACTTTCTTAGAAGTTGCTTCAATAGCAGCACCCACGTTTATATTTACACCAGCAGCTGCTGGTAGCTGGGCTGCTGCAGAAATCGCACCTCTTGCAAGATATTCGGCAGAGGCTCCTGGGCTGGTAAGTGCCTCCATAAAACCTCCTTCTTGGCCAAAAATACCGACTGCACCTACATCTTCTTGGTCATATGATGCCCCATATGCTGCAATCGGGGGTGTCTGAGTCACAAGCTCAATCGCACTTAGTAATCTAACTTGAGTAGAGGAATCAGCTACCGAAGCAATAACACCGGCAGCAGCAGTACCTATTGCTCCTTTTTCAATGAAGGACCCGATTGCAGATTTTAAATCACCGTTAAAAAGTTTCTTTAAAGCCGCACCACCCGCGACGCCGGCAGTAATTGCACCTACAGAAGCGGCAATCTCAGCATACTGTTCAGACTTCATTCTATTTTGACCAGTGTACTCAGCAGTTAATCTATTTTGAGCCTGAGCAAACTGTGCATTATTAGCATTTTCTGCTATAGCTGCTTGCCCTACTCTACTGTTAGAACGAGCATTGATATAGAAGATTACACTGTGTGGGTATGTCGCCCCTTGCTCTCTTTCAACATGAAGATCAGATGGGTAGTGATGTACAGTAGGAGATGTAGCAACAGTGGCTTTCAGATCTTGAAAATTGTCGGTGGCCTTACCTGCTGCTGCTTCTCTGTTGTCTATTAAATCTTTTTCTGTTAGTGAGGGCATTACTCTTCCTGATTAGGAGTGTTAGTATTTTCACTATTTATAACACTCCCATCAGGATTTCTAACAATTTTTTTCCATTTACCTATAGGACAAGAAGCAAAATCTAGTCTGACCTTAGCTGGCATAAAACATCCACACTTTTT